TTGGACTTATGTATTACGAAAAGGCTATCGTATGGTTACAAGTGATGGTACTTTTACAGGTGATGATTCAACTAGCCATTATTTATATGAAGGACATTCAGTAACAGGTGCTGATACATCACACAATGGTGGTACAAGTTGTTCACTTAGAAGAGATAACGGAGTTTAATGTGATTAAAAGAATAATAATTAGGAGATAGAGATATGTGGGGAGCAATAGCAAGTTCACTGATAGGTGGAATAATGACAAACAGGGCAGCCAAGAAAGCTGCTGAAGCTCAACGACAGGCAGGTGAACAAGCTTACCAAAGGTCACTACCTAGAAATGTTCAAGGTTTGTTTGGCAATTTTAGTTATGATGAGCAAGGTGGTTCAACAATGGCCTTGAGTGGCGATTTACAATCTCAGTATGATGCCTTAATGGGCAGAGCTGGCCAGACTGGACAACAAATACAAGACTTAAACCCTCTTGAACTACAACAAAGCTTATATGACCAACAGTATGGATTGTTACAACCACAGCAAGAACAGGAAATGTTAGCTCAGGAATCGAGGTTACTTCAGCAAGGACGATTAGGGAGTACAGGTGGTGCAGGACAGATGCAGGCATTACAGGAAGCACAAGGACAGCAAAGAGCTGGTTTACTAGCTAACTCGTATGCTACTGCACAGCAAACTATGGATTCAATGAGGCAAAGAGAAGCTATGGATACACAAAATGCTCTAGCTATTGGTCAGCTTCCTATGAATTATGCAAACACAAGTGCACAAATGGCTGGCTTGATGGGAGGAGCTTCACAGTATGCAGGTAATGCTCAACAAGAAGCTGCTTTAGGCTTAGGTGGTACACAAGCTAACTTCTGGGCCAATGCTATGGAACAGTTTGGTGATAGGAAATATGATAAATTTAATGATTGGATGGGTGGCTTAGTGGACAGGGGTGGTGCTAGAGGGCCTGCATATTTTGGTGATGGTCAAAATAATAATCAGTGGATGGGAGTATAAGTAATGGCAACAGAACCGGGAATGTTTACAGGCTTAAACAAATATGAAGCCGAGTTAATAGATGATGCTACACAAAGACAGGCCTCTTCAGCTGATGTAGGCACTGGCTGGGCAGCTATGACTAATGCCGCTGGTAGAGCTGGTGGTATGATAGGTAGGTCTGTTGGTAGAGGACTAGGAGGAGTGACAACTGCTGAACAAAGAGTTGCGGACTTCCAAAAAATAGTTTCAAGTGTTCCAGATTTTAACCCTAATAAAGTAGAGAGTTTACAAGCAATGTCCTCAGCAATGTGGCGTGGTGGTTTCTATGACCAAGCAAAAGATATGATGGACACTGCTAATATTTATCAAAGAAATTTAGCAGAGGTAGCTAAGATTGAACAAGAAACTAAGTCATTTGAAAGTGCTACTTCACTATCAGAAAAACGATTTATCTTAGAAAAAGATATGAATGGAGCTCAGATTAAACAGATAAATGAATTAATTTTTGATGCTCAGTATGGCAGACTAAATGAAGATTGGGAAATGGAATTAAAAGCTGACTTTAATAAAGCTCAGATTGACCAAATTGCTCAACTTATAGATGCTTCAAAATCTGAAGTAACAAGAGCTGATAAAGCATTTGATTTAAGTAAAAAAATTGGTGATGCTCAAGTTGATGAAATTGAACAACAGATTGAAAATCTTAAATCTGATGTTAAAGTTGATTCCCAACAAATTAAGGAAAGTCAACAAAATATTAAACAAAGTAAAGCTTTAATTGATGACCTTTCTCTAACAGACCAAGCAAGGAACTTTGAATTTGCTCAAGAGAATGGTAACTATGATGGTACCTTTGCGGAATATCAGGAACTCATGGCCAACTTAAAGACTGTGGCTAATGAAACTTCAATTAATCTATTTGAATATGCTCAGACTCCAGCAGGTGGTAGTTATGAAGGTACACTGGAAGATTTTGTTACCAGTATTACAGGTGTGGATTATAAGATAGCAGTAGCTGAGGCTGATAGAGCTGCTGATGACCTTGATACTACTTACTACAGTCTATCCGCAACTGCTAAAAATAATCTAGTTGATTGGTTAGATGATGAGGTAGATTCAGGATTTTGGGACTTTGCTGGTGCAGGTGATACAGGTATAGACGAGTTAGCTGACCACATATTCCAAATAGCTAAGAATACAGGTAAAACTCCTAAAGTGGTTTGGAATCATTATGGAGAGGATGCTGCATACATCATGAAACTTCCTGTAACAAGGTCATTAAAACCTTATACAGAGAAAGTAGCTGGACAGGGTGGTTCAGATGATGATGGGTCTGGACTAAAAGAAGTAGGTTAAGTCATGGCAGTAGGAGTCCCTCAAGGTTATTCTTCAAGGCAGGAATGGGCCAAGGCTCAAGGTATGGCTCTTCCTGTTATCGGTCAACCATCAGCCACTACTCAAGACAAGAGTATAGGTAGCTTCACTCCTGTAATATTTGACAACGTGACGAAGCCAATGCGATTTGGTGCTCCTCGTCCAGACCTCCAAGACATTGCAACAGCAAATGATGAATTCAGTAATGAAGGACTTGCTGCTGATTATTGGAAAGGATTAGATGAAGAATTCTATAAACAATATAAAAAATTATGGACTGAACTTGATGCTAAAGGTGATAAACAAGGTAAGATAGCACTTAATAAACAATTTGATTATTTAAAAAATAAAGCAAAAGACTTTAATAGGGACTATGCGTTTACCTTTGATGGTCAAGAAGCTGAAGGTGCTGTTAATCTATTAGACAATTTAGATGAAGAGTGGACAATGGAGGATTTAAAAAGTAATCGTCCTCTTCTTGAATCAATTCAATTAACAAATGGTATATATAAGAATGATGGAACAGTAAAAACTAAAGATGAATTATTAAAGGAATGGGTAAGGGACCAACAACTTCTCGAATATAATCTTGGTAAGAAAGCAATTGAAGCTGGACAGCTTGCTTTAATGTCACCGGAAGAACAAGAAGCTATGGGTATACAATGGCTTACTTTTCAAAAGACTAAGAATTGGATGGAGGATGGTGGAATAGCTGGTAAGGAAACACTTGAAAATATAAGTGTAGCAATTCTTACAGACCCAGCTAATATTATGGGTGGTATTGTAATTAGAAGTCTTATCAAGGCAGGTTCTAAAATTCCTTTTATTGGAAAAAAAGTTGAGCAGGAAGCTGTTAAAAAAGGCATGTCACTTTGGTTGGCTAACCATCTTAAAACAAAAGCAGCTCTAAAAACAGCAGGTGTTTCCTCTGTTTGGGGTTCTACTTTCATGGCCGCAGATACTCTGTCCGACCAGAATATTAAAATACAGTCTGACTTACAGGATGATTTTGATTTTAAAGAAGTTGGAATAAATACACTCATTGGTGCTGCTACAGGTTTTGGTCTTGGCCTAGGTATTCATGGTGGTGTACAAGTTGTATCAAAAACTCTGGCAAACAAAGCTAATAAATGGCGTATTCAACAAGGACTTGATGACCAACAATTTATAGATGAGATAGGAAATGCTGTTAAAGATAAAGCTTCTTTAAAGTTATTTTTAAAGACAATAGGTTGGGATAAAAAATCAGTAAATGCAGAAGTTAAGAAATTAAAGTTAGAGAAAGATGCTTATGTAACTCCTACTGTTGTTAGAAATTCTGAAGATTCCATAATAGGAAGAACTCCACATGATAACTTTGCTCCAATAGAGGGTGGTCCTGTTGTTCCTAAGGCTGTAGAGAAACTTGCAGCTGAGAAATTAATTCCCAAAGCTAAAGTAAAAACTAAAGCTCAAGCTGCTAAGAATGAACAGATATTAAAGGCTAGAGAAAGAGTTAAGAAGCAGGAAAAAGTTGAAGATGTTCTTGCTGAAGATTATGTTCCTGTTGATAGAGTTGAGCTACCTCGTTTTAATAAGTGGGGTTATAATACTTATAGATATATAAGTGATAAGATGGGTGAAATTGGTAAATCAACTGCCCGTACTATTTATGGACCTGACATGCAACTCATATACTCAGGTGGTCGTAAACTAGGTCAGTCAATGTATGCTGCTAATGTAGCTATTGATATGAACTTAGCTAGAATTAATGGAAGGATTTCTCAGTTTTTTAATAAACATAAAAAAGAACTTGGTAATGTTAACAAGCTTATAGAGAATGGAGTAAAAGCCAAGGGTGTTACTCCTGTCCAGAAACAGTTTGTAAACATGATACTTAGAGATAAGAAGAAGATTGTTACTGATGCTTATAAAGCTAAGGTTATAACTAAAACAGATTATAATAGGTTCATGAAGGATGATGCCTACGTGCCTAGGGTATGGAACTCAGCTTATTTAACAACAACTCAAGGAGCAAAAGAGTTTTCTACATATTTACAAACAGTCCTAAAAAAGAATCCTGCTTCAGCTAGAAAACTTATAAGACATATCACAGGTGAGAAGAAATTTGCTGATGATTTTCTTAAAGGACCTATGAACGTATCACATATTAAAAGACTCTGGCACTTCAACGCTATTGAAAGAACAAACATTTCACGTTCTTCCCATTTAGAGAAAGCAAGAAAATTTGTTTTACCGGCTAGAATGGAAAGGGACCTTGACCCATTCATGGCTCCCGGTGAAGAAAGATGGGCCATGTTTTTTTCTGATACTATTAGACGTAATGAGTATGCAAAGAGATTTGGTGCTAATGATGAAAGAGTTACTAAGTTTGTAAATAAAATGAGGAAGGATGCTAAGACAGAAAAGAGTCAAGCAAAGCTTAATTCAGCTAAAGACATAGAGGAAATTTATTTTACTGCTGTGGGTGATGCCGCTAAGTCAGAAACTATTGCAACAACAATAAAACAAGCTGTAGATGGTAAGGCCATTGCTAAGATTAATGCGTTTCAGAACTGGAAGCTAGGACTAGCATCAATACCTAATGCTACACAGGGTTTTGTTAACGGAACAACCCTATTAGCAAAGAATACAAATATACTTACTCTTCCTTTTAGAGCTATAAGTTCTCTTGTTAGGGCAACAGTAAAGACAGCAAAGCATAAAGAGATTGTTCGTAGAGCTGGTGTGTTAGGTGACATGGATATGGCTAAGATTGCCACGGAAAATTCACCACATGCTAGAATTATTGATAGAGAATTTAGTAAGTATTCACCATTAAGGATTCTTAATGAGCCTACTCTATTTTTAAGGAGCGTAGGTTTCCTTAGTGTAGAGAAATGGAATCGTAGAGGTGGAGCAATATTTGGCTATGGTCATATAAATGATTTAAATTCTAGATTACAAAAGTTAGTTGCGAAAGGTGAAATCAATTCAATTAAGTCACTGAAGTATCAAAAGCAAATGAAGGAACTAGGGGTTATAGACCCATTGAAAGGGGAACTAACTGCTAATGACATTGCTATTGCCAGTCACATGTTTAATAAAAAGATTAACTTCTCAGGTGAGTCTGCTGTTCTTCCTATTAATTGGCATAAGCCTTGGTTTAAGTTAGCAACTAAATTTAAATCATTTATGTTTTACCAAGCAAGGTTTATAAAAAGAGAAGTAGCTGATGAGTTATTTATTCATCACAATGCAAAGCCTTTACTTACATACATGGCCACAGCAGGTATAGCTGGTAATGTTATTGAACAGGTAAGAGGTGTGTTAACAGGAAGAGAGATTGAAAAAAATAGAGGTCCTTTAGAATTATTAATTAATGGCATAGGACATGCAGGTAGTTGGGGACTTTGGTTTCAAACTATGCAAGACGTTAGTGAGAGAGGGGCAGGTGCTCTTGCTACTATAGCTGGTCCAACAATTTCAGATGTGTTTGATACAGTACAGGATTTAAGTAAGCTTGAGTTAGATAATATTCTATTAAGATTAATACCTAACATACCGGGCAAAGGACAGCTGAGTAATGAATGGAGGGACCAATAATGGAGGAAGGAAATGGCAGGTTTATTTAGTAATGACGAACATCCTAGTTTTGGATGGGCGGCTGAGGAATCAATCTTTGATAACTTAGGAATACCCCAGAAGCGTGAAGAGTATTTACAGGACCTTAGTGGTACTGGAAACTTGGAAAGGCAAATGGCGGCTCAAGTACAGGAGCTGGATAGAGATGAGATGGAACAAATCTTACACCAGATACCTGAGAAAGCTGACAGGGAAGATTACATAAGAACTTACTTTGGAATGAAGTAATGGCTCTTGGTCCTCTCGTCAGTGCTGTTGCTAGTAAAGTAGTAGCTCCTTTGTTTTCAAAGGCTCTTAATACTAGGGCAGCTAAGCCTCTTGCACAGTCAATGGCCGCTAATCTTGTTAATGACCTAACTGGATTTTATGGTACAAAATCTTCAAGAGATGCTTCACTTGCAGTTGGTGCAGTTAAAACTCTGTCTAGTATGCTCATTGAACAAGCTAACCCCAAGGTTTTAAAACTTAGAAGGGACTTAGGAATAAGTCATAGGACTCAGAAAGTAGCTAGAGATGTAGGAAATAAATTAAGAAGCGAGAAAGGACTATCAGATAAAGCTAAGCTTGCGTTAAAGAAGAAGCTTTCAAATAATATAACACGACATAGAAATTATTTAAAAGTTTTAGAGGGTAATAAAACACCTAGCAAACAAGAGCAAACAAAACTTGATACAGCAATGTGGAATAATCAACCTGAACAAACAAAGAAAGATTTAATTAATATAGAAAGAGCAACTGTATTAAAACTGGTTGATGATATGGAAGCTATAGGTGGTGTAAAAGCATTACGACAAACAGCAAAGGAACTTAATAAGCAGGGAAAGATATGGCAAGGTCAGGCTGCTCAACAACACCTGCATAATGTAATGCAAGATAGACCATCCCCTATACTAGCTGAGAAACTTATGCCTGAACAGTTTCATGGGGAAATAGTACCACTTAATAAAAAGAACTTTGTTGAAATTAGTAAATTTGAATCACCTAATACTGCTAATGTACCTGCTCGTATTAGAGTAAAAGCTTATGACTTAGCAAAGGAAGCTTGGGGTAAGGAATTTCCCAAGGGTGAAGCTTTAATGGCTGTTAGAAAAACCAGACCAAGTACAGCTTCTGGAGATTTACAAAATCAAATAGGTCGAGGTTCTTATAATGACACATTAATGAGAACCAAGATTTTTAATAAGTATAAGAGTTTTCGAGGAACCTCCCCTCAGAAAGCTATAGAAAAAATGAAGCAAGCATTTCTAAAGGAACTTCCTGCCAAGGATGGTAAGAAATCTACATGGGAGTATGAGAATGTTTTTATCATAAGAGTCAAAAATCCAAATGACCCAAGTGGATTTAGTAAGATTAAATTTGAAGTAACAAAGGATGGTATATGGCATGGGGATAGCTTTAAAAGTTCTGCTCATGAACTAGGTGGTGTTAATGTACAGACATTGATAAAGCCTAATAGTGAGGCTATTCATTTTATATCGGATGTGCAAGATTTAAAAGGTATTCGGATGCCAGCTGGTAAAGACTTAATAGTTTTTAGCACTGCTCTAAAACAACGCTATACAGGTGCTCCTTCCGTTCTTACTAAAGCAGAGGAAGAGTCTATTAAAGTTGCTAAAGAAGCAGGGAAAGTTGAAAGAAATAAACTGTTTGAGGAACATAATGTGATGGAGTCCTCAAGGACTGGTGATAAACCTACAATGCCTAAACCTATAGGTGGAATGAATGAAAGACAAGTAGCATTGATGGATGAGATAGCTGCTCTAAAACCTGACAACCTAACAATGGATGAATGGATAGAATATGTTACTAAGCTAGGGTTAGTGTCAGCTAGTGGTGTAATTGGACATGGTTTATTTGGAGGTGAGTAATGGCCAACTCTTTACAGATAGCTGGCTTACTTAGTAAACACTTCCCTGAGAGTGCCATATCTGGCATCCTAGCCAACATTGATGTTGAAACAGGGGGTACCTTTGACCACACTACAGAACAGCGAGGAGGTAAAGGCTATGGCTTGTTCCAATTTGATGACCAACAGGAAGCTTATTGGGATTGGTTAGAGAGTACAACATTAAGAGATAGTCCTGAGTCACAGATTCAATTCGTTGCTGATGCAATATACAATGATGACTATGATGCTGAAGGAATATTTACTGGTCCTTTAGATATTGGTGGTGAAAGTAGGGAGGCTATAAGAGAAGCCTTTGATAAAGGTTCAGCTACTGAGATTGCTAAAGCTTTCTCTGAGAAATATGAAAGACCTAGTAAGCCTAATATGAAAAAGCGTATAGAGAAAGCTGAGGATTTTGAAATGTTTAAAGGATTGTTTACAAACCCTTTATAGTTTCCATGAGCTTAACAAGGCTCACTAATTGTAACTTACTTGCGTTGTTATCACCACCCATGACACTTCTTTGAGGTAGCTTAGGAAGTATTTCCTTTAGTTTCTCTACTGGAAACACCAAGCTACATACTAATTCATTATCAACTGTTAAGTTGTGTACCCATAAGTCAGCTTCAGTTGCTTCAATTCCACTAGGCTTACCATAGCTCTGACTCTCTATACAGATGTTACCTGTCTTGGCCCACTTATCTCTTTCAGTTTTTACTTCAACTGTCTTGGCACCTGAGAACATCTCATCAATATACTGTTCCCATTGCTTGCCGAAAGATAAATCTATATCAAACTTCTTTAGTTCCTTTATGTCATTACTGTCGTTAAGTGGCATATATATTCCTTTTCTGTTAAATTAGGGCTCCATATCTTCGATTCTGGAGGACTTCTCTATGTAAGCAAGGGGTAGGGTAGGGGTAAATCTTGGTAGTCCTGCCCATAGTGAACAAGACCCCAAGAGTTTTAATTGGTACATCAGCCACCAATCCATCCGAATAGTAATGCCACTACGACAATACCTAAGAAGATTGTTAGTGATTTATTCTTCAATACTTTGTCTATTAGCTCTTGATAATTCATTCAGATAACTCCTTACGAATATCATCATCCAACAAACGCCATATAACTACTGCGGCAATTAAACCAACAAGACCAGCGGCACCTAACTGTGCTATGATTCCGATGATTGTTCCAATTACATTACCACCCAAGAAAGGTACGCTATGACCAAAGACAATCTGTAAAACGATTGCAAGTGAAATCAATTTAATACCTACACTGATACTGGCATCAGCGATGCCCATTATTTTACTTAACATGTTTACTCCTTTTAAGTTTAACATCTACTTCCCTGAGAGTTTTGTCTACTTTATTTAGCAGAACAGGTATCTCTACCTTTTGCTTCCACAATTTTTTCATTAAGTTTACTTTCAAATCTGCCACCCTGCACACAAAGATACATCAGGTGGCTGACAGTTTAATCTGTTCATTTCATCCATCTTATCCTGAAGGGTATTACACCCTGTCAGTAATAATAATACTAACATTAAAATATATTTCATTTCCATTCCTCTATTATACCATTAAAAGTGTTATTATTCTACCTCTTTTTCTTCTTCTTTTGGCACGTACACTTCAACAAAACAACCACACTTAGGACAAGATAAATTAGATACCATACAGTAATCTTCATTATCATCTTCAATGTCGTGGTCACCACCCCATATTAATTCTGTCTTACACTGCCAACAATTCATTCTACCTCTTTTTCTTCTTCAGTTAAGTCTACTATTTCACATATGTTTCCAGTACAGGCTAAAGTCTTAGTACCTACAGTCTGGTCTGTTAGTTCATACTCACTAATTAAATCCCAGTCCACTGCTTCAGGCATGGCTTCAAGTAATCCTTTATAGACATCTTCACTACAGTCCTCATAAGGTGCTTGCTGATAGGTATGGTCTGAGTGTGGTAGGAAACTAACACCACTAACTTCATCAAAGTGTTTGTATACCCACGCACCTACCTCCATCCACTCATGTTCCCTTACACTCACAGTGACACTAGGCTTATGCTCACAGTAATACCTTTGGTAAGTAAGCCACAGCTCTAGTTGTTCTATAGCAGTCCTGTCATTCCTAAGTATAGCACCTTCAGGAGCTTTCATAGGGAAAGCAAAGACCTTTACGCTGTTAGGTTTCATGACATCATCCTCACAGGGTATGCCTTGGTCCTCCATTAGCTGTGCTATAGGGTCCTTAGAGTCTGCTCTTACTCTTCTAATGTAGTAGTCATTGTGTCTAGTATGTATACCACTAGCACTGTTAACTAGCTGACTGACTGTGCCACTAGGTTTAATAGCAGTGGTTGCAGTAGCTTGACTGATGCCTAATAACTCTGACCAGTATTCATTTGTCTTAACTGTTTCCTTCTTCAAGTGAATAAGAAAATCAGGTAGACTCTTCTTACCATAGTGTCCTCTATCTGTGCTACTCCCATTCATAAATGAGTTATCCATAATACCTGTAAGGCTGACACCAAGCAATGCTTCCTCCTCTGTATTGTGTACCCACTTAGGGCGTAAGCGTTTGATATTAGTTAGTGATGCTTGGAACGTACCGAGTATGGTAGCTAACCTAACCTTACGGAGTATATCCTTCTGCTTATCCTCAGCTCTTATTACTACTTCGGTGAGGTTACAGAACTGTCCATCCCTTAATATAATTTCAGAACAAGGGTTACATCCAAACTCATGCTCGCTATCACGTCTACCTATGGACTGTACTTGTTTGATAGCGGCTTCTCTATTAAATATACCACGCTCACCAGACTTAGACTCATAGAGTGATAGCCATTCCTTCATGAAGATACCCATGTCAGGCTTCTCTGTATAACAGACAGAGTTATTACTCAATGCCATCTCTGGTGTGTCCGCCCACCACTTGCCACTCTTGGCACTACGCATACGTTCATCAGTTAAATTACTTAGGGAAATCAATGCACTACGCCTGACTCCTCCCACTACAACTACCTCTGCAATCTTACACATCATGCGGTGACACTCATAGCTAGTTAGCTTACGACCAACAGCTTCCTTAAATATGTTAGTGGAAAAAGAAAACAAATCTATCAATGGTTCTGGTCCACTGGCTCTACCACCAAATGTTTTTAGTCTTGAACCTTTAGGTCTGACCTTAGAGAAATCCCAGTTGGGCATCTCACCATCATACAAGTAAGTAATTAGTTTACGGAACGCAGACTGCCATCCTTCCTTACTATCCTGTACAACAATAGTATCCTCAACATCTACTAATTCCTCTGGAACATCAGGTAGTTTGTTAACGAATTGTCTTTCAACACTAAAGCCTACACCAGTTCCGTGCATCAGAATAAATAAACATTCATCAAATGCTTTCCAATGGTCAACACTTAAGTAGGCACAGTTATAACCTGCTATATTATTCTTAGCTAAGGCAGGTCCTGCTGTCATCAAAGCTCTCATACTAGGCATAACTTCTAAGTTACATACTGCTTCCTCAAGTATCTTCCTAGTCTTAGGTACTAACTCTTGGTTTGTATTCTCTTTAAGATGCCCCTCCATAAAATCAAAGTAACGGGCAACGGTTTCTTTCCATGTTTCCCTTCTGTTCTTATCAGGTAGCCAACGAGCATACCTACTTAATGCAATAAAATTTTGATAATCATTTGGTAATGTGTTCAATTTCTGCTCCTCTTTTCTTCTGTTCTTTCTTTTTGTTAGGTATAACTTTAGTATGCCATAGCCTATCATAGCGTAGTGCATACTTTAGTTTGTTCTTTATTGGATGTGTCTTACTCATCCTCTATTCCTTTAAATTTATCTAGGTTATCTACTAACTTGTCCTCAAATCTATCCACCAATTCCTCAGGTTCTACCCCTAAGAAATCACAAAGCAGGCAGACATCAAACTCCCTAGATATTTTTTCCTTTAATTCATTTAATAGTAGGGCCATAACTCTTTAACTCCTGTAGTGTTTCCATTGTAAACCATCTGAATCCTTCCTTGTCACACCATTCACCCATAGTTATCTTGGAGCCCTTCCTAACTTTCTTGTTAGGGTTGGTAAGAACAAACACCAGTTCATTCTGGGGTAGTGAATCCCTAATGGAAATATATTTTCTAGTATCACCATTCCTAAAGAAACCCTTACACTCAACCAACATACTACCCTTAACAAAATCAGGAATATAGTTTGCTTTAATTATGTAGGGGTACTTACATGGTTCATACTGCCACCCTTTTAATTGTTCACCTACAGCTGATTCAAACTTGTTTCTATATTTAATGGTATTTTGTGTGTTCATTTTCTTCAAGTATAAAAGTAAAATCTGCATCATCTGGGGTGAAGGGGCCTTCCCTCATAGCTGGTTCCTTCATACAATCAAGCATAGCCTTAAGATGTTTCATTAATTCTTGCTCAGTGGTACCAACAGGCATGGCAGGGTCCTCACTAATGGAAGTTATCTCATCATTATCATCATAGAAAACTTCCCTAATGGAAAAACCTCCGGTCTGTTCTTCAAATAATTTATAGTTCCAATAGTTCATCTCAACTCCATTACATTAGGTTCCTTATTAACTACTGCCAAGAATCTTGGACCATTGGAATAAAGAAAGGTTCGCATATTAGGGTAACAGTGTTCCTTAAACTCACAATAAGAACATCCTATTGGTAGCTTCATATTACCTGACTTACCATCAGCAACCAGCTCATAGCATGGTTCAGGTATCGTATCTATTTCTATCATTTCCTTAACATGCTTGATTCTTTTAACAACATCCTTGTCTATCAGGTCTATCTTTGTTGTTGTTAAGTGACCATTCTGTTTATCCATGGCTAGGAACATAGCTTCATCAACACCCTCTGCCTGACCATATCCACTTAGCTGGTCTATGTATCCAAAGGGGTCATCATATTCTAAACGACCTTCCTTAAACTTCTTAAAGCCATAGGTTGAGGTTGACTTCACATCAGTTAAGATGCCATCAATCTTACAATCCATGGAACCTTTGATACCCTCAAGCTCTACTCGTTTCTGCTCATCAGTAACATCATGTCCTGATAGTTTAACCAAGGCCAGTATCATTTCCTCAATCAAGTGTCCATAAAGAAACTTAATTAGAGTGTTGGCTTTAAGTCTTTCACCTTTAAACTCTTTCCTTCTATGCTTATACCATAGCTTTCTATCAGGCTGTCCTATGTTAGACATCCTTAAGGTACCACCACTGTAGTCTTTAGGGTAAAGCCACTCTCTCATTATGGTTTCCATGTTGGAACCAAAGTCCTTAAAGATTTGTTCTGCTGGTACCCTAGCTGGGTGACTCTTTGTTTCAGCTAGGTTGTATATATCCCGAATTAAATTATCCATCTATATCCTCCTCATTATTTTCTAACTGTTGCTCTATTAGTTTATCTAAAAACCAACGAGCTTTCCTTAAGTCACATATCCCATCCTTAAACCTCCAGCGTGACAAGTATTTCTGTACGCTTGCAGTTAAGTAGTCCATCTTTTGGTCAAGGATAAAATCTATTACCTCAATCTTCCCTTGTTTATAATGGCTTGGGTTTGTTTCCGACATGCTTAGTGTGTCTGTTGCCACGTTTCACCTACCTTGTATTCACCATCCAATGGACAGTTTAATTTAAACTTTTCGCCAGCTTCCTTAATCGCCATGACAGCAATCTCACCGAAAACTTTAGCATCCTTTTCATGTACCTCAGATTGTATTTCATCGTGTATATTTCCTATAATTTTATAATCTATACCCTTTAGTATAGCAGATTTATCAAGCAATACTAAAGCCTTTTTCATAATGATTGCACCAGCTCCTTGAAGTAGGGTATTGAGAGCAGAGTGCTCACTTCTAACCCATATCCTTCTACCATCCAGACCAATCAAGTATCCTCTCTTGGAAGCTAGTGTCACTCGTTCCCTAAGAGATTTAAGTGCAGGTGTGTTGTCAAGAAATTGTTTCTTAACAGTCTTACCAACCTTCCTACCACCACCTACAATGGTACCAATCTTCTCATCACCAGCTCCATAAAGGAAAGCATAGATGAAAGTCTTAGCTTGGTCACGTGTAGTTAGACCAGCTGACTTCTGATTGGCAGTGTGAATGTCACCACTAATAACTTCCTCAGTGTAGTCATAGTCATTCATATAGTGGGCGAGCATCCTTAGCTCAAGGCCACTAGCATCCATGCCTACTAACTTATACCCACTAGGTACAGTCCATAGCTGTCTACATTCAGTACCATAAGGTGAGTAAGAGGCTGGAACCTGAGCCATGTTAGGCTTGCTATGAGTCATGCGACCAGTAACAGCACCAATAGGATTGACATAACCTCTCACTCTACCATCAATCTCAATGGCATCTACCCAGCTTTGCACCTGTGCTACACGTTTCTGTAACATAAGATACTCAGCTATCTGTTGAGCTTCAGGCATATCAACCCTAGTCAGCACACTCTCATTAACAATAACATTACCTTTATCAGTAAATTCTTTAGGCTTCCAACCAAAGTGTTGAAGGTACCTACCAATCTGTTGACGTGAGCCTAAGTTAAACTCAGGATACAAGTAGTATCCCCATATCCTAGACTCTGTATGCCCCCAATCACTATAGTTTAGAGGGTCGACATACTCTTGACCTTCATCTTTCCAATGAGCACCTTTATCTAACTGTGCTTGGTAGCGTTTAGATACTAAACCATCTTTATTAGTACACTTATCACCGGGATGTACTAAAGGTATCCATACAGGCAGGGGTTTAAATGTTTTCCTTACTGTAGTTTCCACGTCATGAAGTTTCTGTCTGAGCTCACCAAGTAATAGGTTAGCTTCACGCTCATTAATGGTCCAGCCATTGTTGACTTGTTGGTTTACTATGCGAGCTACGTTGTGCTCAAGCGTAATGCTTTCCTCTTTAAAATGTTCAAGCTCTTTCATGAGGTGTGTATATACTAGCTGTGTTAACTCCACATCTCTCTTACAATACTTAACCATATCCCAAGAGAACTCACCCCACTCATTGTGGTCACCCTTCTCAAAGTTAAGGCGAGTACCCCATGATGCCAATGAATGGCCACCCTCCCTGTGTGGGTGAGCAAGCCTAGACATGACTAGCGTGTCTTGAATAGAGCCTTCCCATTTAAATCCCGTAAGTCTTTCCAAGTTGGGTAAATCATATCCAATAATATTATGCCCACAAATATGAGTGATGCCATTATAGCGTACCCAATCAGCAAACTCAAAAATATCATCCCCAATAAATGTATTAGTTGTTCCATGCTCTACCTCCTTAGCGACTAGGCACCATATAGTATCGGGCCTTAGTCCATTAGCTTCTATGTCTAAAATTATTTGCTTCATTAAAATTCCCCTAAGTCATCTGACTCCTTCATTCTACCAGTGTTCTTGTCATAGAACAAGGAACAGGCAGGACCAGTGAGTCCACTGAATCGGTTCTTTAATACTCTTACTATGGTTGTGTTACGTACCTGCTCATCATCAGCCTGTTGGTTACGCTCTAATCCAATCACCATGTCCGAGAGTTGAGCAATGCTCGCTGAACCTCGAAGCTCTGACAGGCTAATCTGGCCACCTTCCTCATGACCTCTACCCATAGGCCTACGTAAATGAGAAACGAGGAATAAGCCTACTCCTGTTTCCTGTACGAGCTGTCTTAGCTTGGTCATGATACTATCTATTGCTTTACGTTCATCCATTACCTCTTGGTCACTGACTACAATGGACAGGTGGTCCAGTACAATCCACTTACAGTCCAATCCTTTAGCTAGGTACCTTACCTTACTAAGTAAGTTATCCTCACTGGTACTACCGAAGTGGTCATACATAAACACACGCCCCTTACCCATAGTTTTATCCCAGTATACTTTAAGCTCCTCATTGTCCATGTCATGGAGGTTAAGGTGCAAAGGTTTGTCAGCTTCAATGGACATGATGCCCAGTGTTGTGTTCTTTACATTTTCCTCTAAGGCGAGGATACCTATGTTCTCTGTGGTTGTGTTGAGTAAGTAATGCTCAAGCTCTCTGACCATTTGAGTCTTACCCATGCCAGCACCACTCGTTATGGTTACTAGCTCACCCTTACGGAACCCATAAGTTAAATCATTAACACCAATCCAAGGATAAGGTACTGACTCAACTCTAATTTCCTCAGTCAACATTTTCCATGTGTCCTCACTGGCTACAATACCATCAGGCCTGTAGGGTTTAGCATCCCACCACTGTCTAGTGAAGTTAGCAATCTGACCTGCCATCAGCATATCATTAGCATCCTTCCTGTGTAGGTTACACACCTTAACTTTATTAGGTGAGAACAAATCTACTACACTCTTGACTGCTTCCTGACCTGCACTGTCATTATCAAAGCACAAGACTACCCAGTCAAAGGACTCAAGGTACTCAAGGCTACGCTTGATGTCATTCTTGGCACCCTTAGAGCCAGTGCGTAGACTGACTGAGGCATACTTGTTACCAAACATTTGATGAACACTCATTGCATCAAGCTCGCCCTCGCAGACTGTGATGTACTTACCACCACCCTTGAATAAATTCTCACCAAACAATCCTACATCTCTACTGTTACCATCATAACTAAAATCTTTGGACTGACAAACTCTAACCTTGTTGCCCACGTGTGCCCCACTTGTGTCATGATAAGGATAGCAATGTTTCTTTATGCCTCCCTTCTCATCATACTGTAGGGTAACACCATACTTCTTTACTACATCTGCATTGATGCCTCTATCCACAATAGCACCACTGTTTCCTGTAAATAATTCCATAC